CGGACTCTGCCAGTGGCACCATCACCGGGTCTCCTGCGGTGTCGATGTACGCTGACATTTTGATGGAAGCAGATTCGTACAACGCAATTGCATTTCCCGTGGTGATTCCGGGCGAAGGAATTTTAGCCAAAGATGGCATTTTTGTTGGTTTGGTCGCAAACGTAACAACTACTTTGTTCTATGGCTAAAACACCAGCATGGACCCGCAAAGAAGGCAAGAACCCCAAGGGCGGACTCAACGCCAAGGGGCGAGCCTCCTACAACAAGGCCAACCCGGGCAAGCCTGGGCTCAAGCCACCAGCGCCGCATCCCAAGACAAAAAAAGACGCCGCACGGCGAGACTCTTTTTGTGCAAGGATGTCGGGGATGCCGGGGCCAATGAAGGATGAAAAAGGGAAGCCAACGCGGAAAGCGTTGTCTCTTAAAGCATGGAATTGCTGAACTGTACTCGTTGCAAAACCGGCAAGCCCGGAACCGCTGAGTTTTTCCCGCTGCACAATAAAAAACGCAATGGGTTGGACAGTTGGTGCCGGTCATGCCGCAGCGCGTACAGAAACGCAAACAGTCGCGGAAAATTTCGTGATGTTATTTCTGACGCGGCGCTCGCAGAGTTAAAAGCCACAACGCATGAATGCGTTATTTGCGGCTCTAATGAACCATTGGTGGTAGATCACGATCACCATAGCGGTAAGATTCGCGGCATGTTGTGCAATCACTGCAATAGGGGCCTTGGGCATTTCAGGGATGATCCAACACTGCTTGAGTTTGCAGCGCAATATTTGTATGCTTCAGCAGATCATCCAAACTGGGATGCGTACCGCAACAAACACGAGGCGATAAGCTGACATGAGCCAAAACCCAGACACCGTCAAGAACGCGCTGGACATTGTTTCGGTGGTTGCAACCATTGGCTCGTTCTTGGAATTGCTCACGCCGGTATTTGGCCTGATTGGTGCCATCTGGACGCTGATGCGTATCGCAGAAATGATCTCGGGCAAGACGTTTGCGGAGTTGATCCGCCGAAAGAAAGCAGATGCCGAGCAAGAGTAAAGCGCAACACAACTTGATGGCGATGGTTGCAAATAACCCATCTGCCGCCAAGCGCAAAGGAATCCCTCAGTCTGTCGGTCAGGAGTTCATGAAGGCAGACAAGGGTCGGAGGTTTGGTTCTGGCAACCGCGCAGATGTGCAGGTAATCAACAGGCCCAAAACCAATCAAGGCAAGATGGAACTTTTCTCAAGAGGTGGTGACATGAAAGAGTCGAAAGAGATGATGAAGAAGGAAGTGTCGTTCATGAAAAAGAAAGGCGCTCCCAAATCCATGATCAAGCATGAGATGGCAGAGGCTGGCATGAAGAAAATGGCCAACGGCGGCATCACCAAAGCCAAGATGGGCACTGTGCGTACCGCAGCCCCCAGCCGTGATGGTTTGGCCGCCAAAGGCAAGACCAAAGGCACTCAGGTCAAGATGTCTGGCAGCAAGCCGCTGGGCATGAAAAAGGGCGGCTACGCCTGCTAATTGGAGGCCGATATGGCTAAAAGACGTATTCGCGCAGCAGAGCTTGCGGGTTTAGCCGCGCTTGGCGCTTTTGGTTATAACTTCTTCGGGCCTGGGCGCGACCGCAAGCCAGGAGAAAGGCGTGCTGACGTAGAGTATCGGGGGACTGATCGTCCGCCCGCAGAAAGTGTTGCAGCCCCGGCAGTCCCGGCAGCCGCACAAGTGCGCCAACAACCCAGTGATCTGCAAGGCATGTTTGAGGGACTTGGCCCACTTGCTGATACTGGTGGAGTAGGGCGGGCAGAAGTGGCGGCTGCGAATCAGGCCGCCATGCCTCCCCCTGCCGTCGCGCCAGTCGCCACTCGCAGTTTTGCTCCCGCCGCCCGTAATGCGCCTGTTTCGACCGCCCGACTCCTTTCCACCGATGAGGATTTCATGCCATCGAGGATGGCTCAAGCTCCAGTCATTGGGCCTCGCAGCGAAGGTGTCGGGGGTCCTACTGCCGCCGATATTGCCATGTATCGTCGCCAGCAACAACAAGAAGCGATGCGCGGTCGAGGTCTTGGAAGGGTTGATGTTGATCCGCGAGCCCGCCCAGTGGTTCCGGGGTCCCGTCCAATGACGAGAGAGGAATTAATTAATCAGATTCCCACGGGCGAAAACACTACGGTTTCTGGCGGAAGGCGGGTGACTGGCGGCGATATCTCAAGAAATCTTGCAAATATTGCCGCTGCCATGGGTCCAACCAGACTTGCTGGATTTGGTAATGCCGCAGTTGAAGCCGCAACTGCAAGGGGCGCTCTTCAAAGGGCTGCTGCTGCACGGACGGAGCTAACAGAAGCTGCTCGCCGTGGTCAAACGCCGACCAACTTCACGAGCACAAAATCAAGTTCAACCGCCAGGACAAATGAAGCCTCCAAGCGGACAAAAAAGTTTGACGAAGACTCTGAGAACGTTGAGTTTAAACGTGGCGGAAAGACCAAGGCCATGCCAAAGAAGATGGCCTCTGGAGGCATGTTGTCCGCATCCAAACGCGCTGACGGCATTGCCACCAAAGGCAAAACCAAGTGCAAGATGTACTAAGGGGAAACCATGTCGAGGAAGAAAAAACTTGGGAATGCGGCCAAAGTACTTGGCGGTCTTGGTGCGGCATATCTTGCCAGTGGCTATATTCGCCCCGGTGTGCAGCCGGAAGATGTAAGCGCCGAGGATGCGGCAGCGGACGCGGCAGCGACGCGAGCAAGGGTAGAGGCGAACCGTGTAGATAAGCGTTCTGCGCCCGAGCCCGAGCCCGCGCCTGCTACCCCTGCTGCCCGTTTGCAGCCAAGGGTAGAGGATGTTGATTTTTTTCAAGGCGAGAGGGACCCAGGGCTGTTTGGTGTTGGTAAGAAAAAAGGCGGCGTGGTAAGTGCATCCCGTCGCGCAGATGGTATTGCCCAGCGCGGCAAAACTCGCGGGAAGATGGTGTAACCATGATGTCCAGCCGTGGTATGGGTGCCATCAACCCAAGCAAGATGCCCGGAGCCAAACGCAAGGCCCGTCGGGATAACACGGACTTTGATCAGTACGCCGAGGGCGGTGAGGTAGAGTCGAAATTTAAGCCGGTTAAGCCCAGCTATGGCGTGAAAGCCATGGGAGCCTCTGGAGAGATGGGGTCCGGTGCTGGCGGACGATTTACGGTGCAGAAAAATCTGGGCAAAGACCTTGACCTTGAGGCGTATCTGGAAGGTCAAGCGTTTAAACCAAAGGGTATGTCGCCCAAGGGTGAGATAACAGGCGGCGGTGTTAAATTGACCAAGAGGTTTGCCAAGGGGGGCAAGACAGAGTCTAAGGTCAATCAGGCTGGCGTCTACACCAAGCCGGGTATGCGCAAGTCGCTGTTTGAGTCAATCAAGTCTCGTGCGGTACAGGGCACAGGCGCAGGTCAGTGGAGCGCCCGCAAGGCACAGCTTCTGGCCAAGCAATACAAGGCCCGTGGGGGTGGTTACAAGTGAAAGACCCGCAGCAATCGCTCAAGGACTGGGGTGCGCAGAAGTGGCGTACCAAGTCTGGCAAACCGTCAAGCAAGACGGGGGAGCGATATCTGCCTGAAAATGCGATCAAAGCGCTGTCACCCGCTGAGTATGCCGCGACGACCCGTGCCAAGCGGGCAGGCAAGAAGGCCGGGAAACAGTTCGTAAAACAGCCGCCCAAGGTGGCGGCAAAGACAGCAAGGTACAGGTAATGGCTTGGTCAGACGTACTGAAGGCGGTAATCCCCATCGTGGTGGCGGCCCTGGCTTGGCTGCTGGGGCAGGTTGCATCTTTTTCTGAGCGCCTGACCAAGATCGAGGGGCAGATGCCTGCGCTCATCACAAAGGAAGGCATCCCGACCGACAGCCCGATCAGTGCGGAGCGCAGGGCCATCATGAAAGAGCAGTTGATGAACCACATCAATGAGCTTCAGGTCAAAGTCAGACTCCTTGAAGAACGCGAAAAGCTGGGGAAGAAATAATGGCAGGCGGTGGCACCAATTCGTCGAACCCTCTGGGTCCGCAGCAGGGGCAGAGCACTCCTCCGACTGGCGGGACAGGCCAGATGCCGAGCTTTGCCAACAACCCGTTTGGCCCGCCGCAGCAAAATACGGGTGGTGGTTTTGGCGGGCAGCAACCACCCATCATGATGCCCATTGGGCAGCTTTTGCGTGGCGGCGGTGGGGGTGGGGGTGGTGGTTTTGGGGGTGGGCAGCAACAGCCAAGCCCATTTAGTCAATTACCTACCAGGCCCCAGCAAGAGCTTAAAGTGCCGGATTGGGTTCAAGCGCCCGATCCCGGAATGGCGACTGGTCAGGCATTTACCGAACTTACAAACCCCACCACAGGGGAAAAGTTTATGGCCCCGAGTACGGGGTACTCTGTTCGTGGGCAACAGCAGCCCAACCTTGGGCAACAACCTACTCAGGACACATTTCAGGAGCAGCAGCAAGCCCTACAAGCTATGCGGCGGTCGTCCGGTGGTTTTGGTGGCCCCCAGTCAATGCAGAACCCCTTTCAGCCCCAGCAGCCTGCGTTCATGCAGAGCCCTGAGTACCAGGGGTATCAGACGCAGATGCAGGGACTTCAGCAGCAGATGAACGATTACATGCAGAAAGCCCCGATGTATCAGCAGATACAAGACCTGCAAGGCAAAATACACGAGTACCAGCGGCGGCAGCAGCAACCGATGCAGCAGCAGATGATGCAACGTCCGTCACCGTTTCGCCGTGGGCAATTTCAGCAGCCAATGGGTTTGATGGGCCTGATGGGCGGCGGGGGTGGTATGCCGCAGCCGCGCATGTCGATGGACATGCCGCAGCGCAACTCCTTTTTCAAAAAAGGCGGTAAGGTTTAACTATGGCAACCACATCAGGCGCAAGCAGTTTCAACCTCGACCTGACTGAGTTGGTTGAGGAGGCGTTTGAACGCGCCGGTTCAGAGTTGCGCACGGGCTATGATCTCAAAACTGCCCGACGCAGTTTAAACATCATGTTTGCCGATTGGGCAAACCGTGGCATCAACCTCTGGACGATTGAGCAGGGCACGATTGACCTTGTGCCGGGGCAGAACACCTACGCCTTGCCAACCGACACGGTTGATCTTCTGGAGCATGTGATCCGCACCGGGGCCAACGTGGCTGCGACTCAGGCAGACCTGACCATTACCCGGATCAGTGTTTCCACCTACGCCACGCTGCCCAACAAGCTCCAGCAGGCCCGACCGATCCAAGTCTGGGTCCAGCGGTACAACGGCCAGCAGAGCCCGACCGGCCTGTCTATCAGCCAAGTGGGTGGAGTCAACGCCACCGTCAATCAGATTACCCTCAACTCTGTGGTTGGCCTGCCCGCCACGGGGTTCATCAAGGTTGACTCTGAAATCATCAACTACGGATACATCTCAGGGAATACCCTATACAACTGCTTCCGGGGGCAGGCTGACACCACAGCCGCATCCCACAACAACGGGGCAGCGGTTTACTGGCAGCAGCTTCCTGCCGTCACAGTCTGGCCAACACCGGACAACGCCCAGCAGTATCAGTTCGTGTACTGGCGTCTTCGCAGAACGCAGGATGCTGGTGGCGGTGTAAACGTCATGGATGTTCCCTTCCGGTTCATCCCGTGCATGGCGGCTGGCTTGTCCTATTACATCGCCGGGAAAATCCCTGGTGGCATGGAGCGGTTGCCCATGCTGAAAGCTCAGTATGATGAGGCTTGGCAGTTGGCCGCCGATGAAGATCGTGAGAAGGCCGCAATTCGGTTCGTGCCCCGTCAGCAGTTCATTGGGAGCACTTACTGATGGGCAACAGATTTGCCAGCGGTAAGTATGCGATTGCTCAGTGTGACCGCTGCGATCAGCGGTACATGCTCAAGCAGCTTCGTCGTGAGGTCATCAAGACCAAGAACTACGAACTGCTGGTGTGCCCGGAATGTTGGGACCCGGATCAGCCGCAGTTGCAGTTGGGCATGTACCCGGTGGACGACCCGCAGGGTTTGATGAATCCTCGCCCAGACCGCAGTTACAGGCTTTCTGGGACCAGTGGGTTGCAGGTTGAGGTTGGTTCCGGGCCATTGGGTACTGGGACCGTGGAGGCTGGAAGTCGCATATTTCAATGGGGATGGAACCCAGTTGGTGGTTCTTCATTTTTCACCGCAAACGAAACGCCAAACAATTTGGTGTTGGCGGTGAATTTGGGTACAGTTACAGTTGCAACGACATAAGGAGTCGATCATGGACAAGAAGGATATGGCGCAGGACAAAAAGACGGCTGCAAAGGCTGTGCATAAGCACGAGAAAGCCCTGCACCCCGGCAAGCCCCTGACCAAGATGAAGGCTGGCGGCAAGACCAACGCCGACATGCTCAAGTACGGGCGTAACATGGCCAAGGTCATGAACCAGCGCAGCCCTGGCCGCAAGGGAGGTTGATATGGCAACGTACAAGTCTCCCAAAAAAGCCCCGTCGGTCGTGGTGGGTGAAGAACCCGCCAAGACGACCATGCGCAAGGCCAATGTGGCTGTGGCCAACACCCGCAGTCAAGACTACCCGCCGATGAAAACCAGCGGCATCAAAATCCGTGGTACGGGCTGCGCCACCAAGGGCGTCATGGCTAGGGGTCCGATGGCATGAACTACGCTGCCCTGTCTGCTGCAATTCAGGACTACACCCAGAACTCCGAAACGGAGTTTGTGGCGAATATCCCTGTCTTCGTCAAACAGGCAGAGCAGCGCATCTACAACTCAGTTCAGTTTCCGTCCCTGAGAAAGAACGTCACGGGCTCTACGACTATCAACAACAGGTACTTGTCGTGCCCAGATGATTTCCTCTCGGTTTATTCGATGGCGGTCATTGATGCCACGGGCACGTATGAGTATTTGCTGAACAAGGATGTGAACTTCATCAGGCAGGCATACCCCAGCCCGACTGACACGGCCATCCCCAAGTACTACGCGCTGTTTGGCCCGACGGTTTCTGGGGCGGTCATTTCTGATGAGTTGTCGTTCCTGCTTGGCCCGACGCCTGATGCTGCGTACGTCATCGAGTTGCACTACTTCTACTACCCTGAGTCAATCACGGTGGCGGTAGATGGGCAAACATGGCTGGGCGACAACTTTGATACCGTGCTGCTCTATGGCTCTCTGGTTGAGGCGGCGATTTTCATGAAGAGCGAAGCGGACATGATGGGCTACTATGAAACCAAGTACAAAGAGGCATTGGCGCTTGCTTCCAGGCTTGGCGACGGCCTTGAAAGATCGGACGCATATCGTAGTGGCCAGTACCGTCAGGCACCGTTACCACAGAACAACGGGGTCAAATGATGGAGGCAGCCCGTAAAGCAGCGATTGCAAAAGGAGACGCCCAGTACTTCACTGGGAAGGCGTGCCAGCACGGGCATGTTGCTCCTCGTCGCGCTACTAACGGGGAGTGCCTTGTGTGTCGAGCAGAGCGGTTGAAGGCATGGCGGATACAAAACCCCGCCAAAGTGCAGCAGCACAACAAGACGCAGTACAGCCGTTTTGCTGAAAAAATCAAGGTCGCCACCAGAAAATATCATGCGAAAAATGTTGATGTTGTGAACGCAAAGAAGCGGGCGTACCAAAAAACACACTTGCATATTTACGCCAAAATAAAAGCCAAACGGCACGCTGCTGAGTTGATGCGCACCCCCGCGTGGCTTACAGAAGACGACCATTGGTTGATGGAACAAGCCTATGAGCTGGCCGAGCTGAGAACTAAGTTGTTTGGCATTTCGTTTCAGGTGGATCATGTGCTGCCCCTACAAGGTAAACTTGTGTCGGGGTTACATGTGCCCCTAAATCTGCAAGTGATCCCTGCCAAAATGAACCGCGCCAAATCCAACAATTTCGAGGTGATCTGAGTGGCTTTCACTGGCAACTATTCCTGCAACACGTTGCGGTCTGGTCTGGCCAACGGCACGATCAACTTTGCCTCGGATACGTTCTATCTGGCGCTGTACACCAACGCGGCAACGCTGGATCAAACAACCACTGCTTACACCACGACAGGTGAAGCTTCGGGCGGAGATTACGTTGCCGGTGGTTTGGTGGTGACGGCCACCGTTGCAAGCCAAGAAACTTCCAGCGGAAGCACCACGTACATCAATTTTTCGTCCCCAGCATGGACGGGTTCTATCACCGCTCGTGGGGCGTTGATCTACACGCCGGGTGCAAACGGCGCTGTGTGCGTGTTGGACTTTGGGTCTGACAAGATTTCAACCACCACTTTCACCGTCCAGATGCCCGCCAACACCAGCACATCTGCCCTCATCAGACTTGTTTAAGGAGCCATCATGGCAAACGAATTTTCAAACTTTGGCGACCACGCAGAAGTGGTCATGCAAACCAGCGCAGCAGGCAAAGAGTCTGTCGGGATTGAGGGCCACTACCATGTGGTCTGCCGTGACGCGGATGGCAACATCAAGTGGGAAGAGGAGTTTCCCAATCTGGTCAATGCAGTTGGCAAGCAATTGATGCTGGACACCCTGTTGTCCGGGACCACCTACACCACGGTTGGCCCGTTCCTGGGTTTGATTTCCGGTGCCTCGCCCACTTTCTTGGCCGCAGACACAATGGCATCTCACGCTGGTTGGACGGAGTTCACCAACTACACGGTTGGCGGCTCGGCTGTGCGCGGCACCGCAGTCTTCGGTTCGGCCACTTCAACTGGCTTGTCTCCAGCGAACGTGACCACGAAAGCCGCGTCGGCAATCACGTACACCATCACTGGTGGTGGCGGCACGGTCGGCGGTTGCTTCTTGGTGACGGGCACAGGCGCTGTCAGCACTCAAAGCAGCACGGCAGGCACGTTGTACAGCGCGGGAGCTTTTGCCACTGCCAAAGTCACGACCGCAGGCGACACTGTAAGCGTCACGTACAGCACCACCGCAACTTCCTGATAGGGGGTAAAAATGCCTCTGGTCCTTGCAAATCGTGTCCAGCAGACGGGCACGGCGAATACCACTGTGAGCTTCACGCTCACGGGGGCTGTGGCAGGCTTTCAGTCGTTTGCCGTAATTGGAAACGGTAACACCACGTACTATTCATCCACCGACGCCTCCGGCAATTGGGAGGTGGGTCTTGGCACGTACTCGACCACGGGTCCAACGCTGACCCGCACCACGGTCTACGCCTCCAGCAACTCCAACCTTGCTGTCACGTTCTCTGGTGCGGTGAGCGTTTTTGTGACGTACCCGTCTGGCCGCTCAGTCAATCTGGATGGCAGCGGCAATGTGTCGGCCTTGGGCACGGTGTCAAGCGGCACATGGCAGGGGTCAACCATTGGGGTCGCGTATGGCGGCACTGGGCAAACAACCTATACCAACGGGCAGATACTGATCGGCAACACCACGGGCAATACGCTTGTCAAAGCCACGCTGACTGCTGGCTGCGGGGTGACGATTACCAACGGCGCGGGGTCAATCACTATTTCCGCTGCTAGCGTATGCCCAGCCACACCTGGTTCTCCGGGTATTGTTTATGGGGAAACAACAGTTTGTTGTCCAAATGGAAAAGCAGCGTTGGGCTATAACGCTGGCGCTGGAAATGCAGGCGTTGCAGTTGGCTATACAGCAGGTGCAGCAAATTCAGCGGTAGCTGTTGGGTTTTCTGCATATGCTTATACTAATGCGGTTTCAATTGGTCATGATGCTGGCGCTAATTCGTGTGGCTCAATTGCAATAGGTAAAAGTGCAAGTGTCGGCGCGTGCTGCATTACGTCAATAAATACAATCGCAATTGGTACGAATACTTTCGGTTCTAACAATGATAGAACTTTCATTGGCCCAATCCGTTCCACTCCCAGCAGTGGACTTCAGACGTTGTATTACAACGCTTGTACTCGTGAAGTAACTAGTGATACTTCTATTGGCTGCGCCACCCCGACAGTTCCGGGCAGGGTGTTTGGAACGACTTGCATTTGTAATTCCCGTACCGCGCTTGGTTTCAATGCTGGACTATGCAATCAAGGGGCCGGAGGCGTTGCGATTGGCACTGGAGCGGGTGCCACAAACCAAGTAAATTCATCAGTTGCAATCGGATTTAATGCAGGGGCTATCTGCCAGGGGTTTACTTTATCTTTTGGTGAAGGCAGGTCTGTTGCAATCGGTCAGAATGCTGGGTATTCCAGTCAGGGTAGACAATCGGTTGCAGTTGGGCTTGCTTCTGGCTACGGTTGTCAAGGCGAGTACGCGGTCGCAGTTGGCGCTCAAGCGGGCCAATATTGTCAAGGCAATTACGCAGTTGCGATTGGTTATAGTGCTGGCTCGTTCTGCCAAGGTAGCTGTTCAGTAGCTATTGGAGTCTATTCATCCTCTGTTTCAAATTCGGTCGCTATCGGACTCGGTACTTCTTCCGTCAGTTTATGCCAAACTCATATCGGGCCAATTCGTAACGCCACAACTTGTTTTGCGCTTTACTATTGTCCATGCACTCGTGAAATCACTTACGGGTAATTCAACAAGGAGATCATCATGACCCCAACTTTCACTTGGTCAGTCCCCGCTGATGGCGTGGCCACCATCACCCACGCTGGCCGCGCCGACACTGTTGTGCAGGTTCGGTACACCATCACTGCCACGGACGGCACGCACACCCACTCCATCGGCGGCGCGGCGCAACTCAAGCCCAGCGAGGATGGGACTTTCATCCCCTTTGAGAACCTGACTCAAGATCAGGTGATCGAGTGGGTCAAGGCGTCAATGCGTCCGGAGGACAAGCGGCACTACGAGCTTGGCCTGACCCGCGCCCTTGAGTTGAAGGCCAATCCGCCCCCGCGCCCGGTCATCAAGCCCGCCCCGTGGAACACTTGCGTGCAAGCATGAGCAAAGCCATTCTGGAGCCGTCCCCGCTCTTCGCTTCGATGGTCTACACCATCAAGAAGCCGGAGTTCCTTGACGCCACGCTGGGCGCCTCTGATGAGGCTTTGGCCAAGGCCAAGGCCGCCCGCCCCATGAACGAGACATACCCGTTCGTGATGTCGAACTCCATGATTGGTGACGAGCGCACCATGCCGCTGGAGCGGTTCATCGCGGAGTCTGCCTGGGCGATTCTGGACAACCAGGGCTACCAGATGGATCAGTTCATGGCCTACGTCAGCGAGTTCTGGGTTCAGGAGCACTTCAAGTATTCCGGCATGGAGCAGCATGTTCACCCGTATGGGGTGGTCATTTCTGGCTTTTACTTCCTGACCGCGCCGCAGGGTGGCTCCGTGATCGAGTTGCACGACCCCAGGCCGGGCAAGGTGCAGGCCAGCCTTCCGATCAAGGAGCAGACCCAGGTACGGGATGCCAACAACATGCTGCATGTCACCCCAGAGCCTGGGCTGATGGTGTTCTCCAACGCATGGCTGCCGCACTCGTTCACGCGAAACTCGTCGTCTGACCCCATGAAGTTCATCCACTTCAATGTCTCCGTGCGCCCGGTGGAGCAGCCGAGCGGCCCGATCATCGTATGAGCCACGTTTCCATCCGCTTCAACAAGAGCCGTGGGCAGCCCGGCAGGGGCACGCCTGAGCACGTTTGGCGCGTCTTCGTGGATGGCCGCGAGTACCTGTTTAAACACTTCAAGATCAACGTGCCTTCAGTCAGCGAGATGGATGCCACGGGCCAGGATTGGAACATCGCCTGTGACGGGATTTTCCGGATTGACCGGGAAACCTCGACGGCAGTAATAGACCCTGCTAAGGTGTAATCATGTTCGGCACCTCAAGTTTTGCCCAAACGCCATTTGCATCGCTGGCAAGCACAGGCATTTTCCTGTCTATCACAGAGGGCATTCAGGTAGGTGATTCAAACACGCAGGTTTCGGCTTACGACATGAGTCGAACAGAACCCGTCACGATGGGGGATGCAGCTTCTTTTGCGGGGGCGTTCTTGGGCAGCGTCACGGAGGCCATTAGCTTGGCTGATGCCCAGGCGATTACAGCGCAATTTGCGCAGTCGATTTCCGAGGGTAGCACTTTGGCCGATGCCCAAAGCATTGCCGCGCAGTTTGCTCAATCCATTACTGAGGGGGTGACGGCGCAAGATGCGGCAACCATAATCCAATTGTTCTTTGAGACCGTCATTGAAAACTTTTCAGCCGATGATGCAAACACGGCGGCTCAGGGTTTCAACTTTACGGCGCTGGAAAATTTGAGCAGCGCAGATGCTGCTACTGTCGTTGCCGCATTTCAGGCAGTCATTGCGGAGAACGCCGCCCTTGCAGAAGCTTTTGGCGTTGGGGGCTGGGTTAAGATCATCAATTCGCAAAATGTTAACTGGGCAGGCATAGATGCCAGCCAAAGCCCGAACTGGCAGAATATCAACAATTCGTAAGGACCGCACATGAGCACTTACTCACCCAATCTCCGCGTGGAGTTGATCACATCGGGCGACCAAGCCGGTACGTGGGGCAACACGACCAACGACAACTTTGCGTACGTCTTTGACGCAGCAATCGCCGGGTATCAGACGGTCAGCGTCACATCGGCCAGTCAGGCATTCACGTACAACAACGGGCCAGTAAGCACCGCCAGCCTCAATCAAGCGGTCTACGCGATGCTGCGGTTGACCACAACGACCGGGGCTGCTTTCAACATCTACGCCCCGCCAAACTCCAAGCAGTACATCATCTGGAATAACAGCGGATACGCTGCCACGATCTACAACTCCACCGTCATTGGCAACACTACGGCTGCGGGCTCGGGGGTTACTATCGCTGATGGCGACAGGGTTTTGGTCTGGTCAAACGGCACAAACTTCTATGAGGTCAAGGGCGGCAACGTCACTGGGATTGTCGCCGTAGTGAATGGGGGCACGGGCGCATCGACGGCATCCGGAGCGCGGACCAACCTTGGCCTGGGCACGATAGCGACCCAGAACGCAAATGCCGTCGCCATCACAGGTGGGTCGATTACCGGCATCACAGACCTTGCGGTTGCTGACGGGGGTACTGGGGCCTCAACGGCTTCTGGAGCGCGGACCAACCTGGGCCTTGTGATTGGCACTGATGTGCCGTCCCCAACCGGCACCGGGGCCTCTGGGACTTGGAACATCAGCATCAGTGGCAGTGCCGTTACAGCGACAAACGCGACAAACGCCACCAATCCTGCTTCTGGTGGCTCGTTTATTACGTCTTTGAATATCGGAAGTCAGTCCGTTAATTTTGCCACCAACGCAACGAACGCGGTAAATGCCACAAACGCCACAAACCCAGCTTCTGGTGGGTCGTTCATTACGTCCCTGAACATCGGCAGCCAATCCGTTAATTTTGCCAACAGCGCAACAAATGCGACAAACGCAACGAATGCAACTAATGCGGCAACTGTAACAACAACAATTGCATCTGGGGCAACAGGCACCACACAAGCCAGTAGCGACAACACCACCAAAATTGCAACAACTGCGTTTGTGCAATCCGCAATATCCAATGCAAGCGGCAGGCAGGTTTTTACAAGCAATAGTTCTTTTGTTGTGCCGAGTAACGTAACTAGCGTGCGAGTTACGGTTTTTGGTGGCGCTGGCGGCGGCGGCGGAAGTGACTCCTCTGCCAACTTCGGCGGTATTGGTGGTTCTGGCGGTGTTGGTCAGGCTTTTATCACAGGCTTGACACCCGGCGCAAGCATTTCTGTGGTTGTTGGTGCTGGCGGCGCTGGCGGAGCCGGATTTTCTCCTGCTGGCGTTAATGGTAACGATGGGTCGCCGGGCGCAGCATCCAGTTTTGGGGCTAGTGTGACTGCCACTGGTGGAGGTGGCGGCCAATCCGCCGGGTTTGGTGGTGCAATCGGTTCATCGGGGACGTTTTCAACCACGGGAGTCATAATTGCCAGAAACAGCACAACCAATCTTAATGGCGCGACTAATGGTAGTTTAGCTGGTGGCGGTGGAGCTTTTACGGGTGGTGGCGCTGGCGGCGGCGGTGTTGGCGGCTCAAGTTTTGGTGGTGGAAATCCCGGCTCAAATTCGTCAGTCTCAACTGGCGGTTCTGGCGGAAGCCCCAATGGCGGTACGGGTGCCGCAGGTCTTTATGGTGGTGGCGGTGGTGGCGGTGGCGGTGTTGTAATTGTTGAATGGTAAACCACGCGGAGTACAAAATGAAAAAAGCTTTAATTGATCCAAACGCGGTTGTTTTTGCTCTAACCAATTGGGAGTACGACCAAACCACTAAAAAATATAAGCCTGTTTACACCGAGATACCAAACTCAAACAGGGTGGCTGAAGTGCAAACAATCGACTTTCCGGTGTCGCCGCCTTTGTTTTGGATTGATTGTGCCGACGACGTGGTTGCCGATGTTTGGTATTACAACAGCGCAACCAATCAGATATTGCTCGTGCCCCCACCCCCGCCTCGACCAAAAGCTTAAACGCCATACACAAGAAATTGTCGGTTGGAGTTTAATAAAACATGATCGACCCAATTACCGCCCTTGCTGCGATATCGTCAGCGGTTGAGCTTGTAAAAAAGGTCGCCGCGACGGTTGATGATGTCACCTCGCTCGGGCCGGTGCTGGGTAAATATTTTGATGCCAAAGCCGACGCGATTGAAGTTGTTCAAAAGTCGCAAGAGGGTGGGTTCAAGGGGTCGGCGCTGGGCAAGGCGCTTGAGTTGGAGATGGCCATCGAGCAGGCCAAGCAGTTTGAAGAGCAGATCAAGATGCTGTTTTTCCAGGCAAACAAAATGGATGTCTGGGCGCGAATCGCAGCCAGGGCGCAAAGGATGGAAGCCGACGCGGCACATGCGGCACGGCGCAAAAAAGAAGCCCAAAAGAAACACGAACAGGAAATGGAAGAATTGTTTGTCGTGGTGATTGGCATCGTCGTGGTGTTCGTCACTGTCGGCGCAACCGTCTGGTTTATCATGGAAGCAACCGCACAAGGAACAAGATAATGCTGTCACTCATCTCTACCCTCGGCGGCCTGCTGATCAGCGGCCTGCCCAAACTACTTGAGTTTTTCCAAAACAAGGCAGACCAGAAGCACGAGCTTGCACTGGCCCGGCTCCAAAACGAACGGGAGCTTGCTTTGGCCGCTCAGGGGTACGCCGCCCAGCAGAAAATCGAGGAAATCCGCACCGATCAGGTCATGATGCAGACCGAGGCGCAGATGACCGAGGCGGCGCTCAAGCACGATGAAAAGGTGTTGGAGAAAGCCAGCCAGTGGGTTGCCAACTACGTCGGCACTGTGCGCCCGACCGTGACCTACATCTTCGTGCTGGAGTTGGTGCTGATCAACTTGTTCCTGTGCTACTACCTGTATACAAACCCCGGCATGATTAAGAGCATGGACGATGTGCTGCGCTACTCGGACATCATCTTCAGCCCCGATGAGATGGCCATGCTGGGCGGGATCATCGGCTTCTGGTTTGGGACTCGGACCTGGGGCAAGAAGTGAAACTGAGCAAAGCCGCCGCTGCGATGATGCACAAGTACGAGGGGTACAGAAACCGCCCGTATCAGTGCGTGGCGCACATGTGGACGATTGGCTATGGCCATGTGCTGTATCAGGATCAGATCAAGCTCCCAATGGTGCGCCCTCCCGGCAAGACCGAGCAAGACATCCCGGTGCTCCGCAAGGACATGCCCCTACGACCGGAGGACAATCGTGTCTGGACGAAGCAGGAAAATGATGATCTATTCGCGGCTGACATCGCAGCTTTTGAACGCGGTGTTCTTCGTCTTGTTCCCGGCGTTGTTGGGCATCAAGGCCGCTTTGACGCTCTGGTCTCTTTTGCATTCAACGTAGGGCTTGGCAATCTCCAGCGCAGCACGGTGCGGATCAAGGCAAACCGTGGAGAGTGGGAAGGGGCGGCAGACGCTTTATTGCTTTGGAACAAGGCCGGGGGTAAAGTGTTTGCAGGCTTGGACCGCCGCCGCAAGGAAGAGCGCGCTTTCTTTCTGTCGTAGGACAATCATGCCACTCCAAAAACTTCAACTGCGACCCGGCGTCAACAGAGAGTCAACCACGCTTGCCAATGAGGGTACGTGGTTTGAGATGGACAAGGTGCGCTTTCGCTCGGGGTATCCTGAGAAGCTTGGCGGCTGGGTCAAGGATAACGGCCCGAATACATCGACGCTCAAGCCGCCCACGGGCACGATCTGGGGCATCTGCCGCTCTTTGTGGAACTGGCTCAACCTTGCTGGCTTCAACTTGATGGGGCTTGGCACCAACCTGAAATACTACATTCAAAACGGCACTGGCGGCGGCTTCTACGATGTCACCCCAATCAGGGATACCGCAGTTGCAGTGGCCAACGCATTCACGACCAACACCGCCACCAACTCGGGCGGTCAGACCACGCTCGTCGTCAACGACCCCGGGCACGGCGCTCAGACGGGTGATTTCGTCACCATCTCGGCCACATCGGGTGCTGTAAACGGTGTGCTTGCGGCCAACATCGATGGCGAGCATCAGATCACATTTATCTCATCGAGCACGTACTCAATCGTTGTTACGGGCACCGCATCGAGCAGCGGCACTCCTGCGGTCAGCGCCACCTTTGCCTATCAGATCACAACGGGCAACGCCATCTTCACCATAAACGTCGGATGGGGCGCTGGCGGATGGGGTGGCTTTGTTGGGAGCGGCACGCCTACTGGTTGGGGCTCCCCGTCTACTTCTGGTGTTGGGATTGGTCAGCAGCTTCGCTTGTGGAGTGAGTCTAATTTCGGGCAAAACCTCGTGCTCAACCCGCGAGGCGGGGCACTGTACTACTGGGTGGTTGACACCAGCCCGAACACATTCAACCGGGCTCAGGTGCTGAGCCCGACCAACACCAACACCCAAAACGGTGTTCAGTATTGGCTGACGGACGCAGATTGCCCGACAGTGTGCAACTTCGTGATGGTTTCAGACGCATCTCGTTTTGTGATTGCGTTTGGCTGCAATGACTATGGTTCAGCCACGCAAGACCCGCTGCTCATTCGCTGGTCTGACGCAGAGAATATCCTTGTCTGGCAACCGCTTGAAACCAATGATGCTGGGTCTTATCGTCTGAGCCACGGTTCTGAAATCGTGGGTGCAATGCAAGCTCGTCAGGAGATTTTGATCTGGACTGACGCGGCGTTGTATTCCATGCAGTTTCTTGGCCCACCCGATACTTGGGGCTTTCAGATTCTGGCCGACAACATTTCGATTGCCAGCCCCAACGCCATGTCCACGGCAGCGAACATCACATACTGGATGGGGCTGGACAAGTTCTACATGTACTCGGGTCGCGTTGAGACCTTGTACTGCCCACTGCGCCAATACATCTTTGGCGACATCAATCTCCAGCAGCAGTATCAGTTCTTCTCTGGGACCAATGAGGGCTTCAATGAAGTTTGGTGGTTCTACTGCTCCGCCAACTCCAACACGATTGACCGCTACGTCATCTACAACCACTTGGAGCGCATTTGGTCTTACGGCAACCTGACCCGTACGGCTTGGCTTGATACTCCCTTGAGAACCTTCCCGTCTGCGGCAGGGTTGGAGAGCAGCAATGCCACATTGATTTACCATGAGCAGGGCGTCGATGATGCATCCGTAAACCCACCCGCGCCGATCAGTGCGTACATCCAATCCGCAGACTTTGACATTGGTGACGGGCACAACTACGGCTTTGCATGGCGCATGATCCCTGACATCACCTTCGACGGGTCTACCGTCAACAACCCACAGGTGACGTTTACACTGCGCCCGCGTCAGAACCCAGGTGCCAACTACAACACTGCCGATACGCCGACAGTGACCAGCGCCCAGAACTATCAGAGCCAGCGCAACTACACGGTGCAGCAGTTCACTCAGATTGTTTACACGCGCATCCGTGGGCGGCAGATGGCGTTCAAGATCAGTTCTGACGGGCTTGGGGTGCAGTGGCAGTTGGGCGTGCCGTCACTGGACGTTAGGCCGGATGGCCGAAGGTAAGGTAAACCCTAATGACCCTCATCGTCACATCACAGAACACGCTCAACCGGGTCACAGCGCCGCGCCTGCCTGCGGCCCCCAAGGAGTATGAGGCGCGGTATCACGACCAATTTGCCGACATCTTGCGTCTGTACTTCAATCAGCTTAACAACATTTTGGGGCAACTTGGCGCTTCTGCGGTTATTCCATCAACAACAAATTACACCGTAGCCACGCTACCCAGTGCCGTTACATCTGGCGCTGGCGCTCGCACGTTTGTTACAAATGCGCTGACCCCCACGTTTGGGGCTACGGTTGCGGGGGGCGGCGCGGTTTTCACCCCGGTTTACTCTGACGGAACCAACTGGAAAGTTGGCTAATCGCACACCCCATGATAGACTCGTTTAAACCCTTTTCTGCGAGGCAAAAATGAGCCTTGAAATCGCCGCCAAGCATCTTGCCTCCAAGGGCCGAGGCCCAGACACTCAGCTTGTCCACATGACGTTGGGTGAGCTTAATAGCCTGCAAGAACTTGCCAAGGCTCATGGTGGGTCGCTAAGTATTAACCCTGATACCGGCCTGCCTGAAGCCGGTTTCCTTTCCAACATTCTTCCGATGGTTGCCGGTGCCGCTCTTATGGCCACCGGAGTTGGCGCTCCCATGGCTGCGCTGATGGTTGGCGGCGGTACTGGTCTTCTGACTGGCAGCGTGGAAAAGGGTTTGATGGCTGGCCTTGGTGCTTATGGTGGTGCCGGGTTGGCTGGCGGACTTACGGCGGCAGGCTCTGCTGCGGCTGGTGCAGCAGGGACAGCGCCTAGTGCCGCAGTGTTAGACGCAGCGATGGCTGGCCAAGGGGCCGCCCCAGGTGTACAGGCGGGTCTTTCTCAGATGGGCCAGGGTCTACAAGCCCTTGGATCAGAAGGAGGGAGAAGTGCGTTTATGTCAGGCGTGGGCGGAAGCAAAGGTCTGCTTCAATCTGGACTGGCCGCTGCCGCTCCAATGCTTATGGGGCAGGAGGAGAAGGCCCCCGGTATCAAGCCCACAACGCCAACTACGCCGCTGCAATACAACGCCAACCCGGTTGGCCCAACCCCGCAGGCTGATGTTCCTGGGTACGGCAATTTGGGGCAAGACTTCGGCAGGCAGCGTCGGTACTTCAATCATCAGTTCACGCCAGCGCCCGTGCCCCCTGTCGCGCCGATCACAACGATGCCCATAGTTAATGATTTTGGTGGTGGTATGGCCGCTGGCGGGCCAGTAGAGGCAATGTCCGCAGCAAATGTCTATGACATGCAGAATGCTCGTGGTGGCGTTTCCGACATGGGCATCGACAACTCCACCGGGATGCAGCGCATGGCCCGTGGTGGCATCTCTCACCTTGGCGACTACTCTGACGGCGGCAGGCTGCTCAAAGGCCCTGGTGACGGCGTATCCGATGACATTCCGGCCATGATTGGTAAGAAGCAACCCGCTCGTCTCGCAGATGGTGAATTTGTGGTTCCTGCGCGTATCGTTTCCGAGTTGGGTAATGGCTCCACCGAGGCTGGCGCACGTAAGCTCTACGCCATGATGGATCGCATCCAAGAAAACCGGAAGAAGACCATTGGCGAAGACAATGTTGCAGTGGACAGCCGCTCTGACAGATTCTTGCCAGCATGAATATCCAGCGCGTCGATGTAGGGCACATCCATCAGGCATGGCCTTTGGTTGAGGGATACCTTGCATCCGCGCTTGAGCATTCAAAAGGCGACTACACCCTTGAGTCAGTAAAGGTGTTGCTGGTCACTGGGCAGTGGATGCTTGTTGTGGCAGTTGATGATGGCCAAGTAAAAGGCGCTGCAACAGTCTCATTTAATAACAGGCCGCATGACCGCGTTGCTTTTGTCACCGCGATTGGCGGGAAGCTTATAAGCAGCGCAGACAGTTTTGCGCAACTGAAAGATTTACTTCGTACCGTTGGTGTTACTTACATCGAAGGTGCTGCTCGGGATTCAATTGCAAGGCTGTGGTCACGCTATGGCTTTGAGGAAAAATACAAAATTGTTGGGGTGAAACTATGAGTTATTCCCGCAAACAGCTTGAAGCTTTTGGTGAGCCATTTGGTGAATCCGCCACGCGCGAAGAAGCTGGGCGCATCGTATATGGCGGTGGCGGTAGCGGAGGTGGTGGTTCTTCCACTCAGGTTACTGATCTACCAGATTGGGCAAAACCGTATGCCCAAGAAACACTGGAGAAGACCAAGCAACTCAGCAACGCGCCGTATCAGTCTTATGACGCACCGCGATTTGCTGGCTTCTCCCCCATGCAAGAGAAAGCGCAACAGACCGCCTACAACATGGGCACATCTGGCCAACTTGGCACCGGCACTGGTCTGGCGACCGCTGCTGGCTTAATGGGTCTTGGCGCAAACTACCAGCCTGGGTCTTTTGCCAATCAGTTTCAAGCTCCGCAGCAATATCAGCCAAGTCAGTTTGACATGATGTCGGCACAAGCGCCGAACCTTCAGCAATTCCAGATGGGGCCAGCCGAGAGAGCGCAGACGCAGAGCTTCACGCAGCCCGGATCAGCCGAGTCGTTCATGTCGCCGTACATGCAGAACGTGGTGGACAAGCAGACCCGTGAAGCAGAGAGGCAATCGGGTATTGCTGCGCGTCAGCAGCGGGCACAGTCCATTCAGCGGGGTTCGTTTGGTGGTGGCCGCACGGCTGTGACTGAGGCGGCAAACGCCCGCGATCTTGCACAACTCAAGAGCGACATCTATGGCACCGGCCAGCAGGCCGCGTTCCAAAACGCACAGCAGCAGTTCAATGCAGAGCAGCAGGCGCGGATGCAAGCACAACTTGCCAATCAGCAAGCCGGACTCACCGTGGGTGGGCAGAACCTTGCCGCCCAGTTGGGTGTTCAACAGCTTGGCGCTGGACAGAATTTGCAGGCCCAGCTTGCCAACCAACAGGCGTACCAAAACATGTTGGCGCAGCGGGAGGCATCACGCCAGTTTGGCTACGGCCAGCAGATGACTGCGGCCCAGCAGCTGGCTCAGTATGGACAAGCAGCCCAGCAGCTTGGGGAGCAGTCGCGTCAGTTTGGCGCAGG